AGGGGGAGGTGGCAAAAAAAGACGCCATGTCAGAAGAGGCCATTGGCACACTTATGTTTTTAAAAATGGAGAGCGTATCAAGAAATGGGTTGAAGAGCAATGGTGCGGAGATGCCGCCCTTGGCACGATTACTCACGATTATGAGCTAAAAAATAAGCAGAGTTATTAAAAAAACTTTGGGAAAAGGTGCCGATTTTTAAAATTTACTAAGCTACAGCATTACGTGGCAAACGGCTATCCTTGAAAGGCTTTTTTAACTCAAGCGCATCAATTATTTTATCTAAAGGGTAGCCGCCCCAATTGTCACCGCTAAACTCAGGGCTTTGTCCAAAGTATTCCTCATACAGTGCTATCCATTCCTCAACTTCTCGCGCCATTGACATCCTTATTTCCAGTTCTTCATCAGTCATTGTTTTTCTTTCTCTATTTCGTCAAGCATTCTGTCAAATTCTCTACATAGGTTTGGGAATTTTTCTGTTGCTATTGCCCAAGCTTTTTCATTTCCTCTAATAGCAAACAAATTTGCAAACGTTTCATAGAAAATACTCCTATCACGTTTATAATAATTTACGCCATGACCCCAAGCACCCGCAGCGTAAAAATAACCTTTTGTCATAGCATCGACGATATCTGATATTGAATTAGCCCCGAGAAACTTTGGTTCGTTTGAAATTTTTATCCTTTGTCTCCTATTTCTTTTAAAAGTTTTTTCGACCCTTTCAAATAATAGAGCTTTCAATTCGTCAAAGTCTTTTTTGAATCCCTCATCTATTTGATACCCAACTACATTATAATCACCACGGGTAACATCAATGCCTCGCTTACCGAATCCATTTCTTTCTGCATCTTGCACAAATGCGAGTTGAAAATCCTTGTCTGTACCAGACCTAAAGAAAAAACCTTTCTTTGCTGTGACAGCATCAATGTGATGTCCATATTCATGTTCAAACATATCGTGGTCTAATGTTGTATCTAGGATTTCGCGCTGATGGAAATACTTACCTTTTCGCTTTCTTATTTGACTAGGCTTTCTATAATTATTTATAATGGCTTTTTGTTGATCGTTTGTCCTTTCGTTAATTCTATTATTCCACTTTGCTTTACCTGATGGTGATTTCAGAAATGTAATAAGAGCGCTTATATCAATTAGTTGCACAATTGGCTTTTCTAAATTTTGCTCGCGATCTTCATTAGAGGGATCAATGCCTAAATCTACTAATTCTGAATCAAGATCGTCGAAAAGCTCATCTTCCTCAGTAAAGTATATAGCAAGGCACCTACAATTAATATTATTTGCAGCGCCCCCACTACCATCATGCGGATAGCTCATTTGAATATTTGACCCTTTATACCGAATTAGAAAAGGCTCATCTATCCCGACCTCTTGACCGTTTGCTGCCGCATGGTGTGATCGCGTTCTCCCATCCCCCACGGCAACCCAACGCTTTCTTTGATTTGGCAGTCCAAGTTGTCTTGTTGCCTCATCGGTCGCATAAGAAGCTGCCGCGTGTGTTTCAGTACGGGCAATGGTTGCAGCGCGTGATCTCCCAATAACTCCGCTAGTTCGCTCTCTAATAAGTTTTGATGTGGCTGAAACCCCTAAGCCTTCATCAGAACCATCAATTACTGCTTTTTGGATTTGCTTTCGGGTTGTTGCCGAAATATCTTGTGCAATCTTTTGAGCACCATGAATTCTCAAAAATTGATTAACTAATGATGAAAATGTAGGATCATTTTTATAATTAGAATTAACTCTTTTTGCAAAAGCCTCTACAACGTTTGCCGCCTGTGCAGATAAAACCGCATAGACCTCACCATCTAAATTCTGCGTTGCAGCATTTATTGATTCACCACGCTCAAAAGCATTTGCAGCTTGCCTTCCAGCTTTTCTGAAAAGACTTATCAAGCGCGTTGTCATACGCTTTTCGTTTGTCAAGCGAAGTCTATTTACTTCTTTAATTTCTTTTGCAATTGAAAGTTTCGACCGCGCGACTTTTCGTTGAAATAAAAACATTATTCCGCAGCAATAGATTTTTTACTCTTTAAAGGATGCCCTTCTGGTAAAAGATCGGTGTCGAATTTTCCACTCTTAAATCTGCCAGTACGAACTGCCGCTAAAAAAACATTTACTCTTGCGTAAGCCCATTGATCGCTTGATGATACAGAAGGCCGGACGGATGAGGGATTTGTATTATATGCCCCCACCCCTCTACGAAACACCGCCTCAAGCATTCGTTGAGTGACCTTTTTGCCTTTCTCTTTGCCATATTTATCGTTGTGGTCTTTTACTTTCTGAGCAAGACCTTTTTTGACTGACGCAGAGATAGGTGCTTTGCTTTCATTAACATACCATTCACTACTTTGGAATGAAATAATTTCTAAGCTTTTTTCTCTTTCCGCATTTAATTCATCGACTTTTCGATTAGACCAACTTTGTCCTTCGTCGCCGCCCCAACCGAGCCAAGCTATTAAACCCGCGCTCGGCCAACCATCCTCACCGCGACGAAAACCTTCAGCTTGTTTGTCAACTTCGTGACGAGCAAAAAAGGATTTCATTCGTCTAACAGTATTTGGCGACAGTCGCTCACGGGATTTTAGCTGATTTGCTCTTGCGACACCGACCATAGTCATACCGCGTTTATATTCTTTCCTTAACTCTAAGGCTCTCTCGGCATTTTTTGCCATAGCTTCAGTCGGCACGGTATTAATATCACTCTCGGCTTTATCATCAGCACCATCTGGAATATCTTTTACCCGATTATATTCGGAATGAGTGTCGCAAGGCATAAACACCAGTCTCCCGTCCATTGTATGCTGGTGCGTACCTGTGCACCCTATTTCTTCTGCCCTTTCTGCTGCTTCAGCTCGGGTTGTGTATGTATCTTTTCCGACTTCCCGCTTGCCTTCAAAACTGCCGTAGGCTTCTTTGCCTGCTTGTTCGGGGTCTTGCCCTTCGTCTTGTGGGACTTCGGAGTCACCAAGAGGAAAGAGATTGGCCGCGATATAAACCTCATCACCACCCGATATAGGTTCAAGACCAAGCCTTTCACGCGCCTCATTACGACTGATAATACCCTCGCGCACTGCTGAAGTAACATTTTCATATGTTCTCTTTCTTCGTTCTGTCATCGCTGGAATAGAGTCGATATCATAGCGCAGCATTAAATCATCGCCAAAAGATGGGACTAACCATTCATTAAGATCACTTTCAACCCTTCTCGCTAACGGAATTATAGTTTCTTCATATAAAGCAAGCCTAGCTTCTTGGACATTAGCATACGTTTGAGCGTCTGGCACACCAATTAGCTGAGATGGAACACCAAAGCAAAGAGCAATATCTTTTGCCGTCATGTTAGATTGACTCATAAAATCCATATCTTTTGGCGACATACCCATTTCTTGCCATGAAAAATCACCTTCTAACAACATTGGTTTTCCAGCATTATTCACACCTTTGAACCTATTGTTTAAATCCGTTTGTAATTGCTCCCGCTGTCCATCTGTAAGCATTCGACGCATCCCAGCATCATCGGCTGGCTTGAAAACAATTGCTCCGCTAGGCCGCGCTCCGTTCGCTAATAACGCAATGTTGTGTTTGCTTATGAGATTATTTTGATCAACGTCCACCGCTGCCGCTGCCAATGGCGATAATCCTAAATAATCATCAAGAGGGTTCCAGAATTTAAAATGCTTAACTTGAGAAGCACCCGTTACTGGATCAGCCGGATATTCGGCTACCGTTTGACCATTTAGTTTATAACAGTACGACTTAGGAATTGTAGTTTCTGACGGTTTTATTTCGATTCTATCAGGCCGCAAAATATGAAGCTCAGTAATCATATTATTGACATCTGAAGTTAGAGCGTATGAATTACCAGATAGCAGCAGGTAACTATAGAGAGATTGAAAGTATTCGACACCAGCTTGCAAAGGATTTGGGCGCCTCAAGAGAGATAGAAGTGGATGACTTTCAACCCTATTATCCCCTTGGAAAAGATTAAATTCAATTGTGCTTGCGCCGTTTGCGATCTCGTTCACACAGCGATAAACAATAGCGTTTTCCTTATATCCTTCCGATGCAAACGATCTGAAATTATCCTTTTTACCAGAGGCGTAAGATGGGCCTGTTAAATGTACTTGAGGCAATGCTTTTTTTTCAACAAAACTTTCTGGTGATAAAAATGCAGCAAATCTTTCACGCAATGTTGCCATCAACTTACTCTCCAATATGCTTGTCCGTTTGATCTAGTTAGTTCCGTCAAAGCCCAGACCAAAGCATCTAAACGATCAGGCGAAGTATTGCTCCGACCATCAAAAAATATCATTTGCTCCTCCAAATCTGT